CGAGTTTTAGTAAGAAAAATAAAAAAGGCGGCTCAAGGCCGCCCACCTATTTTTCGATAAGATAATTGTTTAAAGCTTCTCTTGCGGCGTTCAGCTGGTCTGTATTGTCTCCGCTTATAGCGTGTTGTAACAATGCAACCAGAGCTTTTTGAGTAACTACAATTCCCTTGTCAAGTCTGTCAAAATGGGTATCTCCGCTTGTGAGACGTCTTTCTAATACTTCAAGTCGTCTCTCCATGTCGGCGATTCTTCCATTCTGCAATTCTCTAGGTTCGTCTATGCGCTTTTTCTCTTCTCTGAAGATTTTAATTACTGCATAGAGAGAAGTGAGTGCTGAGCAGAATGCCAAGAGTGTAGTAATACCGAGTTCTTGTAGCATTAAACCTTTCTAAGATTATACGTAGCGATTGCTGAGGTAACAACTCCGTCAACGCCGATAACGGCTCTGTCTCCAACAACTTCCATAACCGTATAATAGTCATAATTAACTGCGAAAGTGGAATTGCTTCCGTAGATAACTGGGTTTGTAACAACAACAGTATCTCCTACAGAAATAGTGTCATTATAAGAAACTGCTCCTGTTCCCGCACCAAGTCTAGCATTTACTGCGGCCTGCACTTCATTATAGTCATAGCCAGCTGCGGCCAACGCATCGGCACGGTCTGAACCGTTTCCGTATTCTCCACGAAGAACTGCGTCAACTACTGCGCCAAGGTCTGTTGGAGTTGTCGGTGCGGAATAACCTCCACCAAGAAGTTCATTAACTCTATTTTGAACTGCAACATTGTCATAACCTGCGGCAGCAAGATTAGCTACACGGTCTGAACCGTTACCGAACTCGCCAGCGATAACTCTTTGAGCGATGTCGTCAATAGAGTAAGATGGTGCTGCTGATTGAGTAACTCCACCATAGATTTCGTTAATGCGAGCTTGAACTTCGTCATAACGTGAGCCTAAAGCAGCACGTCTCTGGTCGCCATTTCCAAATTCTCCTGCGATTGTTCTACGAGCCAAGTCTTCAACATCTCCGCTAACGTCTGCTGAAGGCGCAGATGGTGTTGGAGTAGATGGCGCATATCCACCATTCATTGCCGCACGGATATCATTCTCGATTGTTCCGTTTGCTAATAGAGCATGAATAGTTGGGCCAGGGCAGTTCGTAGAAGCGAACATCATATGCTCTGTTAATGGTGCATAAATTGTTCCATCATAGTATGGGTTAATTCCATATCTATTACAGATGTCTGCGCAAAGTGCGATTAAAGCATTATAAGCAGCATCTGAAATTCCCCAGTTACCACCAATTTCATTGTTGGCAACTTCGATTGTAATTGCTTGGTTGTCGTTCCACCAGCTTGCAGAAGTCCATGCACGGTTTTCTTCGTCTACATAACAACCGATGCGGCCGTCAGAGCCGATGCCGTAGTTTGAGGAAGCTTCTCTTGCTGTGTTTTGGAATACTCCACCGCAAGATTCTACTGATAGATTTCCTGCCATGTGGTGAATAGTAATCTTTGAAACATAATTTTGACGTGTTCCCGAATGGTTTGGACTCGGGATATAAACATTGGTTAAATCAGAATAACTCATTTACTTTCCGTCCTCCCCCTTTCCGTTAGAGAGCTCTTCAAGTTGTTCCTTTGTGAGCGTCTCGTTCATTAGTGTGTCTCCTTTAATGCGTTTTCAACTTTTAAAGTCTTTCCAAGTCCAACAACATTGTCGATACCTACTGCACCGAGTCCACTTGCTAGACCAGAAAGGAAAGTCTCAAAACCGAAAGAATTAGTGCTCCATACGGCGAAGCCAACTCCTAATCCTGCGGCAATGAGTGGTAAGAATTTACTCTTTTCCCCAATGAAGCCTTTGATTACGGCACAAAGGAGGTAAGTAGCTGCTGCTACTGCTGGTACTGCATATTTACCTAAATCCATATCTTTTCCTCCTACGCTCGTTTAGAGCGAATTGCTCTATAATAAGGTCTATAATAATTCTACTATATTTTTCCGAAGTTGTCAAGAGTTAGGGTCATATTTTTTCCAACCCAAAGCATATGCAGATGGTTCTCTTGAGTTATTATTCCATGTGCATTGCCATAGTAGTCCATTATAGAGAACAATATCTCCCTCGTTGCAGACATCTCCTTTCTTCCATTCCTTATAAGTAGGCTTTTCTACCTCTTTAGTAACCTTCTTATAGCGTTCTGGAGAGTTATCTGGCTTCTTTCTACTCTCTGAAGAGTGGTCGTCTACGCATTCGTAAGCAACATCATTATATTTAAATCTTTCCCCTTTCTTGTAAGGAAATTTAAACTCGTTCCATTTTGGAAGATATTTCACCCATTTAATAACGTCTTCTGGTGGCGCTTGATTAAGACCGAGATAGATAATATTTTGAATAGCTTCTCTCTCTTGTCTTTCTGCCTCTAGAGCGAGAGTGTCATCTGGAATGACATCAAACGTATATCCCACAATAGAAGGGTCGGCATCGACGTTTATCAAAATGTTTTTTAGTTTTAGATTTCGCAACTCTGTCGTTGTCTTATCATCATCTTCTACTACAAGGGCGCTACGAAGATTTTGTACTGTAAGCGCTGCAAAAGTTTTCTCAAAAGTCTTTGCGTCGAAGACTGCTGTAAAACTCGTAGGAGAGTACGAAAGGATTTCTATTCTAGTGTTGTCTTTTAACTGTATATACATTTAATCATACCTCCTATCCAATTCTTCTCCATATATTTACTCCAAGGACTGGCGGCAAGCTAGAACCTTCTGCGGTCGCACCGAAGACCTTGGTAAAGTGGTTAAAGTATCTCTGATTAGCGTCATGAGAAGCTCCCCATACCGTGTAGGCAGGGAAACCTAATGCTCCAACATTCTGGTCGTTTGCGGCCATATATCCGATACCATTAGCTTGATTTGAAGTTGCACCAATCGCTGCAGACAGTGTTCCGTTTCTACCATGTAACTCGCCGTGAGTGTGAGTTAAGGAACCCGCCGTTCCTCCAATACCTACGCTTGCGCCCGCACCCATTAGAATCTTATCAGATACTTTTTGCCAACGTCCGCCAAGGACAATGTTTGGGTCGTAGTTGTTGTGAATAATTTGAAGTATCCACCCCACGGGCATTTGAGAAAGAGTCTTGTGGTTAAGTTTATTAAAGACTAGCGGAGGGGCGCCATTGACGTTATCTCTATATGTAGGAGGGAATTCTCCAACAAGAGTTAACATATTTGGTAACATCATAGTAGCTTCTGCTTTTATAGTGTAAGCATTCTTATTATTTTTATTCTTAAAATACCAAATGTCTACGGTTCCATCAGAGTTTCTTACCGTTCGGATGTTTCCTCTATCACTTCCATCATACCAGCTGTTATTGTTAAGTAAAGTTATACCGCTCGTAGTAGACACTACCGACAGGAATATCTCTGAAAACTCTAGGCCGTCGTGTATCTTTAAATGACAACTAGATTGGGAATTTGGCAGGCCAGTTCGCAAGGCCGCAATCTTTGACCAGTTGCCATCAACGTTTATTCTCTGGTCTGCTCCAACTTTTTCAAAGGCCGCATCGCCCAGGTAGAATATAGCAGGATTGTCTCCATAGAACTGCAGGGTATCATTTATCTGAACAACAGTGTCTCCAAAAGCGATGGTAGGAATTGCCTTTGTTAGACGGATAACAATAGAAGAGCTTTTCCCAAAACCGTCCACGACTTTTAAAGTATATGAATATGATTGAGTTCTTTCTAATCCAGAAAGAGGAATATTGACAATGGCAACATTACTATTACCAGAAGCCGCTCCAGTCGCTTCTTTATCTCCCGTCAATGAGTACGAAATATCTTTTCCTACTACATTTCCGATATTACCAGTATAATAAGTAATGGTTGCGGCAATCTTTCCGTTTCCAGAGTCAACAGAAAGTCTCTCTGCTTTTGCCTCTATGATGCGTGGGACAAAGTAATTATAGTAGTTACCCGTTTTGTCTAGGGCTGTCGCTTTTCCGCCGTAAGTGTTGGTTGCAGTAATGCGGAAATTGTTGCTTGTCATTCCTTCGATTTCAATGTCGTAGTCTTTGCCAGAGACGGCTTCAAATATTTTAACAACTCCGCCAACTTCAATCTTAATTGTTGGGGTTGAATGGTTACAAGTTGCTCTTACTGATACTTTTTTCTTACCAATAATTCCGACTACATCATATGCGCCAACGCCTTTGCCCGCAAGCGCTATTTCTGTAACCGTTGCGGTGCAAGTAATTGGGTCAGTTGGAGTATAAATTTTTTGATACTCTGTGCTTTCTCCAACTTTAGTAGAGCCATTCCATGTCTCTAAGACTATTCCAATAGTAAGACTTTGCTTATCTTTTAAATACTCCCAGACCGCAGTCTGTGCGGCCGCATTTAGTTGCACCTCTTGATTAGAAGAGTAATTCTCGACTCTCATAATCTCTTTCACTTGGGGGATTGAAATTCTCAATTTATGAGAGAAAGACGGGGTTGAAGCCGTATAGGCTATCTTAAAGCTTCCTAACCAATCTTCTGGGAGGACATAAGAACTAACCGTTGCGGTTCTCGGAATAGTAGTACAGTACCCGTATCCCGTTCCGATTGCTGTAGTTGGCGGAACCCAAGAGTTCCCGTCGTTCTTCTGATGAGTCAATGTAGCCCATACCATCAAACTACCATCATCTAAGTGAGGAATTCGATAGTCTCCATAACATGTGAGGGTGGCATTGCCGTCAAGAGATGGTGTTTCTAAGGCGTGAATAGTCCAGTCGTTCCATCCGTCAGAACGATTTGTTCCACCTCTTAGTATCAATCTTGTGGCAGGTGAGCCCAACCATAGCGGAGCAGAATTAGGGTTCGTAATAGTCCCTCTAAAGTGAATCATTGAAGAGTTCGTCGCTGTATCGACTCCGTCTTCCCACCACCAAAGAGACATGTCGGCAGGAACACCATTCGCATATATTCGTTGACTTACTGACGGCATCTTATTCACCTCCTAGATAGAAGAAACCTGTTCCTTTTATTTCTTGGTCTGTTCGAGTGTTCACGAAAGAAAATTTTTCTGCCCTGTGATTGCCGAAAATGATAAAGCTTTCTGCTCTAAAACTGTTTGCATATACACCATTTTCATCGGCCTTTAAGACGGTAGTTTGTCCGCCATTTCCGTCAGGCTTCGTGACTTTAAAACCTCTTGAACCAAGTTGATTAGATAGACCAGATGGGTCATTTGGCTTTTCGATTTTGATACCACTTTCTGTAGTGGTAATTCGACCAGTAACTTCTTTAACATCATTAACACTCTTCTCGAAAGACTGCACGGTACTGTTGTATTGGGTCACGATAGTATTGAATTGGCTCTGCATATCTTTATATGTAGCAAGTTCATTCTCCACTTTTTCAATCTTTCCAAGCTGAGTTTTGATGATAATATTTGTAGACTCACTATTGTTTTCGAGCTGAGTCAATCTCTTATATTGATTATTATGGTAAGTGTCTAAAGATGGCTCTCCGAACGCTTCTGTATCGTCTGTCCACTTAGTGTAAAGTCGTCTCCAGATATAAGTATTTGCTTTTAGAGAAGGAACTTCTTGTCCCCATGCGCCGTCCGCAAGAGAATCTTCTTTAGAAGATAGATAATATTGCCAATATTGCTCTCTTTGGGCCTTCCCTGCTTCTCCTTGTTGGCCTGGCGCAGGTTAGCCATACTCAATATCTCCATTAGAGTAAGTAATTTTCTTCCACAGAACCTTCCCTGCGGCTGCGGCAGGCACCTGCTCTTGCCAAGCTGTAGGCTTTGTGTCGGTAGAGTCGGAAATTCCATACTCTATTTTAGTGATTTTTGTTCCAGCTTCGCCATCTTTGGGGATATATATGAAACTATACTTACTGAAATTTGAACCATCAGAGTAATTCTCTGTTGTCCGAGTCCACAAGAACTTTCCTTGTGGAACGGTTGGAATATTCTCTGTCCATGTAGTTGGTTGAGTGGCTTGAGAGTCGCTAATTCCATAAGAATATGTAATAGACTCCAGAGTGCGCCCAAAGACAGTCGCATACGATGTTATTAAGACAGGCTCTTCTTTTGTAAAAGTACCATCTGAATACGTAAATTTAGTAAAACTAAAGACGTATTGTTTCTCTTTAGTTGGAACTGGAATCTCTTTACTCCAGTCTTCCTCGTTTTTACTTAAATCTTTTGCGTTTTTTGTTGCGGACAAAATATAGAAAGACTCAATTTTTGAAATGGTCTTTAATCCCTTAGACAGACCAGAAATATCTACTCCGCTAAGTTGAGGATTCTTTGCATTTGCCAGAATTAAATTCTTAAACTCCGTATTCTTTCCCCATAGAATATACACCATATCATCTACATTATACTTTACACCTGTAATTGCATATCCGTGGTAATCATAATTCTCGTAGCGGAAAGTGTAATACAAATCAAAGTAGGGGTCTTTTCCTACGATACGAGCCAATATTAACTGAGAGGAAGAGGCCTCTTCGACCTCTTTCCTTGCAATTGTTGATATTGTTTCGTAAAGAGCGTTTTGTATGTCAGCTGATTTTATATTTTCTGCCATATTTCCTCCTTACTTTTTGCCAAGATATTGTGAAGTGTTGTTGATTAAGCTATTGAATGCGGCTTCAATCTCTTGGTGCATTGTCGCATTAGGGAAGGATGCTTGAATTGTAACTTGCTTGGATAACTTGTCGGTATCCTCAGCCAGTTTGCTCATCATAGCTTGCGGAATTAACATTGTATTTGCGTTGGCCTTGGCAACCAACTCTTGAATATCTGCCACATTATTTGCGGCGAGCATTGTACTCAAGTCAGTAGCATCTAGTGAAGATAGCTTTTCAGCAACTTCTCCAGTAACTCCTACTCCAATCTTACCATATTTCTTCGTAGAAGTCAAGTTTGAAGTAGTGTCATTATAAACATTCGAACCGTCTATTGCAGAAGCCTTACCTTCGATTGCTTTAATCAAGGCTGCGGCAGAGTTTACTAGATTTATCCATTCGTCCTTGTGGTCGTAGAATAATGTCTTAAGCTCTTCGACTGCGGTATTAAGTTCTTTCAAGTGGTTTGCGTTTAGACTTGTTGTATTTTCAGTAATACCAGCGGTAATGCTTGGTAACTGTTCTGTCGCAATTCTTTCAAGAGTTTCGTTCATCTTGTTGAGAGATAACTTGTACTCTTCAATGTATGGCATGAACTTATCGATACCATCTGCGATGGCGCCGACCTTCGCATTGCCGTCCTCCATCATTGTGAAGAACTTACTCCAGTCCTCGTTCATGTTTGTTATACCATTGTTGTTTATATCCTTTGCAACATCATCAATCTTCTTGCCAGTAGTTCTCTCGTAGAAGTCCTTAAAGTTCTCTCCTGCGCCGTTGATGAGGTTAGAAATCATTTCATCAAGCTCTTGAGTCATACCGTTGCTAGACATGCCCTGTAGTTCAGTTGTCCCAACGAGGTCTTTCTTGAGAGACTTCAGTTCGTCTGCATTCTCTTGAAGCTTCTTAGAAAGCTTCTCTTGAATTGACTGAACTTGCTCTTCAAACTTCTCTTTAGAGATTTGACCGCTTTGGTAACGAGTAGCCGACTTGGCGATGTCGTCAATAGCAGAAGTTTGCAGATTAACGCTTTCAGAACGAATAGTATCCATTCTCTTGCTTACCCATTGGTAGTAATCGTCAATCGCCTTTTGATACTTCTGATTAGCGGCGTCTTGATTTGAAGAATCCTGTTGATAAATGTAGCCATAGTTACCAGAAGAGTCTCTTTGTAACACTTTCGTGTACTTCTTGTTCTCATAAGACTCTTGAAGGTCGATGTAAGCTTTTAGTAATGCATATTGCTTATTGGATAAGTCAATATCCGCTTGCTTTAGCTTCTCTTTAGAGTTGAGATATGTTAGCTCCTTCTTCCAGAAGTCTTTGAGCTTAGCTTGCGCCGTTGGATTGTTCTTATACTTTTCAGTATCCTTTTCAATCGTGTTGCTTAACTGGTTGGTTAAGTAAATTCTACGTTCGGCCGCAAGGTATCTATCTCTCTCGTCTGTAAGTTCCTTAAGCTTTGCCTTCACCTCATCGGCAGTATAGCCACCGAACATCTGCTTAGCAATCTCGTCCTTTTGTTCCTTAATTGCGGCAGTAGCAAGTTTCTTCTGACGGTCAATGATTTCTTGCTGAAGTTTTAGCTGCGCTTCAACATTCGCTAATAGCTTAGCATTTGCAGCTACCCACTCGTTACTTCCGTGAGTGAATGAATTTCTGATGTTGGCAAGCACTTCTGCTTGTTTCTGCAACTCAGAAATCTTGTAGTTTGCATTTGCGTCAAGTCTATCGTTAATCTTTTGAACGGCTTCAACAGTATTCGTGTTGAGTGCTTCCATTGTAGATAGGGTCTTATTATATAGATTATCTACGGCACTTAACTTAGAGAATGCGTCGTCAAGCGCCTTAGTCGCAGTATCGAAAGTGCTAACTAGAGACTTCTCTAGACTTTCGATAACAGAAGATAGGCTCTTTCCAACACTCATAATGTTATCCTGTTGTTGTCTTAGTGCGGCGAGCCTCTTGGAAGCAGACTTGATACCATCTACATCTGAGAATAACTTAGAGCCGTCTAGTCCGACAGAAGATACAATATCGTCTAATTGATGCTTTAGACTCTTTAATCTTGCACCATTAGCAGATACACCAACGGAAACATTGATGTCTCCTCTATTAAGCTTGCCCGCAGTTTCTAAGAAATCAATGATATTTCTATCTTTCTCTCTTGCTTCAATAGCAATCTTAATAGGGTACTCTATTCTGCTTTGGATAGCATCGTCTAATTTGTTTAAACTTTCCGCAATAGAACTTTCTAACTCTTCAGGAATTTCATTTGCGTACTTGACATATTTATCCATGTAGTCGATAAGCTTGTCTGCTTGCTTGCCGAAAGCTTCTCTACCTTCACTATCTAAGGCACCTGCCTTGTCGATAAGCGCTTGGACAACTTCGTTATAGTTTGCAATTAGTCCATTAGAGTCTGTCTGCATCTGCCCAACTCCAAGAGCTGCGGCAAGTGCATTGGCGTCAGCAAGTCTCTGCTGAGCAACCATCTTAGAAGCTTGAAGTTTTAACTTCATGGCTTCAATGTCCTTCTTTTGTAGTTCTTCAGACTGCTTAAGATTATTTAAGTAATCTGTTCCATAGAGCATAGCCCTATCTTGTTCGAGTCTCTTGATTTGGAAGTCAAGTTCCTTGATGGCTTCAGTATATCTACGAAGTGGGTCAATTTCTTTTGTCCACTCGTTATCCTTAGCCTTCTTATCTTTTCCTCCGCTGCCTGTGGAAGGGTCAGAGTTATCAACCTCAGAGAACGATGGCAAGTCTTTATAGCCTGGCAACTCGAAGCCGCCACCAACGTTGAAGTTAAATGTTGAAGTTAAGGCTTCTAGGTCTTGAGTCAATCTGTCGTTTAGAGATTTCTTCAAGGCTTCAAACTTACTCTTCTGTTCTGCATTTAAGTCTTTCTTAGAGTCCTTCTCTAAGTCTGTCATCGCCTTAGATACGGCCTCTCTAGCGTTCTTAATAGACTGAACACCAGCCGCACCCGCAGAAACGTTACCCATGATTTGTGGAACGAAGTTTGCGCCAAATGAATTTAGAACGCTTCCCGCTTGTGTTACATAAGAGTTCAATAACTTAGCCATGTCATTGTATTCGGCTTCAGTCATTGTAATCTGACCACTTGCAGCGCTTTCTGCTGCGGCAAGCTGCTTATCTAAGTTACTTAATGCAAGAAGTTTTTGAGCCTTGTCGGACTCACCAATTTCTTCATAAGCGAGCGCAGCAACTGCGGCTTCTCTTTCGTAAGCATTTTCAGACAATGTCGCACGTCTTAGAGCCTGAACCATCTGGTTCTTTGTTAGTTCTTTCTCTGCTTCTGCAATGCCCTTATTAGCTAATGTAGCCCAGTATTGCTTAGAAATCGCCATTGCTTCGTCAATAGCAGATTTGTACTCTGCATATGTGCGGTAGTCTTTAGCATCTACTCCATACAAGTCACTAATCTTAGTGATTGCATAGTAGTTCTGCTTAGTCCATGCATCATAGTAGCTTGTGTCATTAGCATATAAGGCAGCATATAAGCTTTGTTGACGTTTTTCAATACTATCGTACTTGGATTGAGCGGCTCTTAATTGAGCGTCCTCAAGAGTTTGAGTACTCTTAACGGCATCTGCGCCAATCTTTTGTCTCTTAGCTTCTTCTGCTTCTGCGGCGGCAGTCTTTGCTTCTTCAAGCTCTTGTTGAGCTGCAAGAAGTTCTTCATTGACAGACTTCACAGAGTCGATTATCTTGTTGTAATTCTCTGGAGAAGACTCTGCAATTTCAACCATCTTGTTTGTCCATTCGACATAAGCAAGATTAACGTCGTAAGCACTTTGCGCTAAAGCATTATTGGCTTCGATAATCCTGTTGTTGGCTTCTATTACAGCATCCGCATTTTGAGAAGCGGATTCTCCAGTAATGCCAGAACCTGCTGTTCCTGCATAATCTTCATATTCAGACTGTTCGCCAAGATTTGCTTGCGCTTTTGCCAAGTCCTTCTCAGCAGCAGCCTTATCTGCAAGAGCCTGTTTTCTTGAATTTCTTTGAGAGTCTTTAGCATATGTATCTAAGAATTCTCCACTTAAGAAGAGTCCTTCGTCTTGCATTTCTGTTAAGTATTGAGACAACTGCTCTCCACCCAACTGCAAGTTCATAGCCATAGACAATACAGATTGTCTAATAGACTCGTCTAATGACATAAATGCATTTCTCGTTTCTTCTGAGAGTGCGGCGTAGGCATTTTGAATTTCCTTTACCTTACTCATAAATGCATTTGTGTCTGTGTATTGAGACTCTTGACTTAAGTAGCTAGAGTAACTAGCTAGACTTAGCATCATGTTTTGTTCATCATCTGTTAAGTCGCCATAAGACTTTTGCCCCATTACGATAGCATTAGAAACAAGTTTGCTCCATGTTTCCGCAATCGTTGAGATATTTGTCTTGTACTCTGCAAGTTTCTCGTTTTGTTTCTCAAGTTCCTTAGTATGGTCTTTACCATTCTGTAGAGAGTCTTGCTGAAGTTTATAGATATTTGTTTGTAATTCTTTTATCTTTTGTTGAGAAGCGCCATAGTTTCCGATAAGCGCATTTCCCATATCGCCAGCTTGCTCTTGAAGTCCAGAGTAGGTTGTAATTTGGTTTTGCTCAACTTGCTTATCAAGATAATTCTTTTGAGAAATAGTTGCGGCATCGTAGTATTTAGAAAGATTTAGTACTGCTTTGCCCTCTCTGTCGTAATAAGCAATAAGCTCTGGCGCATAATTCTTAACGTAGTCTGCAACTTGGTCGTATTGACTCTTCTCCTGTTCTGTAAGTTCAGAATATACGAATGCTTGTTCGTTATACTTCTTCGCTAGTCTAGTGTACAGATTTGTAACATTCTTAAGGTCGGTAATTTGCTGCTGAACAGTAGAGGTTGCATCTGTCATTGAAGTCTTTAATGACTTGATACGAGTATTTGTAGACTCAACAGAATCCTCAAATAGGTGGAATTTCTCGATAAGAATTGGTAAGATAGTTGAGGCAAGTACACCAAGCCCCATTGTAATACCGCCAACAAGCGGCCCACCGAGGAACATAAGTGTAGAGCCAAGGCTAGTAGCGGTTGAGCCAATAGCGCTTACCATTCCCTGCACTTTCTCTTGAGTAGATAGACTTTCGTCACCATACGCTTTGACTGCTGCGGTTAACCCTGTAAAGGTTGCGATAGCGGCAGCGCCGATGGAAATAGCCTTTTGAGTATCGGATACTAACTTACCTCTTCTATGTTCCCCCTCGAGGTCTTTAGAAGAGATATTTTCCTTTTGGAGGTCTCGCTCTGCCTTATTGCCCGCAATCTCAATCTCAGCATTCTCGTGTGAAACGTGTGAAATACGAGAGACTAAGAATGATTTAATCTTATCTGACATTTCAGAAGTCTTGTAATCAAGGTTTTCTAACCATTGTTGAATAATGGCCTGTTCAGATGCGCTTAAATTATTGTATTTATCACCAGACTGAATTATATCTGCCGATATCATTCCTCTTGCATCGACACCCGTGTTCTGTCTTGTGGCCGTCGCCATTCCGATAATGTCTCCATATCTCTTGGCTTGGTCTTTAGGAATATTGTCGAGGTCTCCAGTTAGTAATTCTAATGCGTGTTTGCGCTTGAAGTTCTCTTCTTGGATACTGCGCTCTTGTTTCTCAGAGTCTATTAAAGCACTTTCATAACCTTTCATCGCCTGAAGAAGCGTTCTTAGCGCTTCTTTTTGCGTTCCAGACATCTTCGGGTCAGTCTCATAGATGGCCGCAAGAGTCTTGTCTATGTTGGCTTTCGCTCCAATGCGGCCTGGAGCTAAATCGTATTTAGCTTCTAGTTTATCTCTGACCTTATTGAAGTAATTTCTATTATAATCAATTTCTGTATTATTTGGGTCGTCTGGGTCGTAGTATTTTTGAAGGCCTCTTATATTGAATTGATGTAATTGAGAAAAAATCTTTGCCCCGTAGGAAGCAGCGCTTGCCTTGCTTGAATTATATTGAGTAAGAATTTTAGACGAATTTAATTTTTCTGCCAAGTTAGAGAAAGTTGAAATTTCATCTTTAGTATAGTCTCCAAAGGCGATTTGGTTTTTCTTGGAAAGCTCAATCTGACGATGCAGTTCAACAAGTCGAGCCATCTTTCTTTCCATCTCTCCATATTGAGCGTTTTGCTCTTCTGTAAGAGAATTCGCTCTTTCCTCGGCTGTAAGTAGTTTAATTTTAGTTTTAAATATCTCATTGAATTGTCCTTGTAATTCTCTCGTCGCAGCGTTTTGAGCCAAGTTTTCTTCCTTCTTTTGTCCTAATGTTGCGACATTACCAACCGCATTCGCAGCCAAAGGAGAAAGATATTTAACAGCAATCGGCGCTAATAGTCCACCAAGTCTTGTTATTACTCCACCTAATCCGCCGAAACTTCTTATAACATTACCAGTAGTCTCGTAAATATCTGTTAGAATCTTATAGAAGTCCTTTAGGTTACTTGTATCAAATACCTTACTCCACATAACATTCTTTGCGGACTCCATAGTATTCTTCATAGCTTCAATAGAACGCATATAAACGTCCTGTTGAGCTTCTGTAGTTCCTTGAGAGTTGGCCGCAATCTTTTTATTCTCTAGGTAAGTATCCCAGTTGTTAAGCAAGGCCATTAAACGGTTAGCCTGTCTAGTTCCTGCTAGAGCACTTGTGATAGCTTTCTGTTGGTTACTATCAAGTTCTTTCCACTTTTCACTCAGCTCATTTAGGAACACTTCCATGTTCTTGATTTGTCCATTCTCTTCTTTGAAGATAGACAATCCAGAGTGAGAAGCTTTTAACACGCCCTCAATCGTAGATGTTGCCGCACCCTTATAGAACCCTAGTTTATTGAAACGTCCAATGATAGCATTCAAAGATGTACCGATAGACTCTGGGGCTTCACGAGTAACAGAAACCATTGTTGTTAGCATACTCAATGTACTCTCTAATGGTATGTTAGCAGAGTGAGCTGCTGAAGCAACCTTTTGAGACGCTTTTGACAATTCTTCAAAGTCTGACGCTGTTGATGCACCAAGAGCAGACATCATGTCTAGTGTGGTGTTAATCTTAGATGCTTCTATTTGGAAACCATTTAATACAGCCGTAATCTGGTCAGCAGTTTCCTTAACAGATTGTCCAGAAATGTTTGCGGCCTTGATAGTCGCATCAGTACGAGCGGTTACTTCTTTTTGAGATAAACCTTGTTGGAAGTAAATTTGAGCTGCTTCTAAGTAGTCTTTGGTTTGTTTACCAAGAGCACCCGCAGAAAGCTCAGCTTGCTTCTTAAAGCCAGCCATTGCACTTGCGGACTTGCCACTAACTATTTGGATGTGGTTAATTTGATTATCAATCTCTTCGAGATAGTCTCTAACTTCTCCGATACCTGTTAGCAACTGGTCTGTAAAGTTGTTCACAATTTGGTATCTGAAAGTGTTTGCAATCGTTTCTCCTAGACGAGTTGCCCAAGAGACCGAAGTTGAGAAGCCTTCATTCATGCGGTTTAGTTCTTTTCTTGCGTCTTGAATTTTATTCAACTTGATACGAGTTGAAAGAACTTGACCTAGCTCATCTCCATAGTAAGCAGAGTCAATGATACTCTTTTGTAGCTCTTTAACCGCCTTAACAGACTCCATGGAGCGCTTAGTAACTTTCTCTAAGCCCGCTCCATTCATTCTGTCAAGAGCTGCTTCAACTTCTTTGACTGCGGAGGTCATCCCCGAAGCGTCGCCCATAAGTTTGGTATTTATTAAAATGTCTAATACAGTTTTCTTATTTGCCACTGCTTTTTACCTCCTAATTGCCGAAACCTAGTGCTGTCATATTGGCAGGTCTCGTCATTCTCATTCTAATAGGCATACCCGAAAATACACCTTTAATAAACTGGTTTCTTGCAAGAGCCACGCCCGCATAACTGGCGCTACCTCTCTTGTTGAAGGCACCATGTATCATCGGAGAATTAAGAACCATTCCGACTCTTCCTCGAACACTTGCGCCGAGACCCATAAGCCCTGCCATTTGAGTAACATTCTTCTTACGAATTGTCTTTGCAAGCTCTTCTAGGTATTCTGCCATAATCACAGGTTGACCCTCTAAATAATATATTGAAACTTGTTTACCCATGAAGCCCGCAACATACATGCTAATCAAATAATCTCTGATTAAATCGCCGTGGTCGCCAACAGAAATCTCTTTGCTCAAGATTTTTCGTTCCCCACTCGCAGTATATCTGCGGCTTTCATAGTAAGTTTTTTGTGTAAAATAGAAAAATAGTGCATTCAGTAAATCTTCATTACCCATTAACATACTGAACAATGATGGTTCACCGACTAATGCACAATAATTTATAAGACTAGAAGCTGAACGCACTTCTATATTATTTCTATAAGAAGTACGATACATCTTAACTTGGAACCCTTTAACGATTTTAGGAGAGATTTGAACCTCTACGTCTGTCGCCTTATTAACAGTATTTACTGTCAATTCCTTTAAAGGAGATAGCGCAGCGTCTTGACCTGCCGTTAAGAGCTTCTTCAATTCTTTGCCATATTTAATATTACTTAAATCTTCCATTCGACCAGACAAGTTGAAGTTGATATTTCTATAGTAACCAGTCTTGATAAGTTTGTCAATCTTGGTGCCAACTTGCTTAGTCTCATTTCCAGTAACCTTCGTGATAATCTCTCCTGCGCTCTTAGAGAACAAATTCTTCTCTAAATAGTCTACAAGAATTGCGGTCATGTATTCTCCATAAGTACCAGATACCGCATTTCTACCAATAGCATTAAGAGGGTTCTTCAGAGCCTTTAGAGAACGAAGTCCAGAGAACCCATCTCTTTTCATTTTCTCTAATTGGTCTACCAGAGCATCTACTGTTTGAGGGTCAATCGCTTTAACGTCTGTGTTTAAAGTGAACTTGCCGCCAGCGAATAGAGAGTCCTTATTTGTAAGCTCTCCCTTGAGTTCGTCTAAGGCCGCATAGATAATAGCATCTTCTGCGCCTTCTTCGTTAACTCCTATCTCCAGGTCTGTGCTAAGATAAGATTTTAACTTCTCAAGACTTCCTTCTGTCTGTTTCGTACGGTAGTCAAGAAGCAAGAATATTTTCTTAGCAAGCGTTCCCGCATTTGCAATTTTTCTTGCCTCTTCACTATTCGCAACATCAACACCAGAAAGAGTTAAGAATTTATTGATTTGAGTCTCGGCTTCCCCTTTAGAGACATGGTCTCCACTGAGGACGTCATGCAAAGCGTCGATAATTTCAACTTCCTGTTTTAACTTTTCTTTATACTCTTTCGGAGTGCACCCATTCTCTTTTTTGAAAGCGGCCTTTGCTTGCCGAACGGCTCTAGTGATAGACTGTTCTGCTTGAATAAGGCTGCTTGTTCTAGGGTGCCAATCATTATAATTCAAGTATATGTATGGGTGAACGTTAAAATTATTTCTACCGTACCCATTGTTGAAGTCTACCTCTTTAACCATTTTAGTTTAGTTCCTTGGCTTCCTTTGCCTCAATCAATTCTTGCTTTCCTTCTTTTGGAAGCAATCCGATAATTGTGCTTAATAACTCACTACCAACTTTTTCAAGTGCGAATCCTGCGGCATTGGCAGTTTCAAATACTTCTGTGTAGTATTTTGCGGCATAGTCTAAGAGAGACTCTAGTTCGCCCTTGCGCATTTCTTTGATTGCGGCGAATACTGCATCTGCAACGCCGGTATAGCTTAAGTAGTCATAGATATCTAAGATAGAGTCTTCCATATTGATGTCTAAGTTTGTGTACTTAATGCAAATCATTGCGCATAAAGCCGCATTATAGAACATTCTATTCAATGAACCGAATTGGTTTGCGGCACTTAAAGCGGCGCTTAAGATAGCTGAACGTTCAACAGTTGGGATAGAGTCATACACTTCAATCTCTAGTCCGTTTACTGTAATATTTTTATATTGTCTTTCAAAATCTAGTTTTAACATAATCGACCTCCGATTTCTCTATGCTTATATTATACCATATTTTTAAAAATTAGTCAAATTTTTACAAAGAAAAAGAGCAGAAATTTTTCTGCTCTTCATTTTAAGCAACTTAGAGGTCTTACCAAATAGTGGTTCTATTGCGGACAATGCCGCCATCATTACCTCATTATCTGGTTAACCTAAAATGTTGATTTCAGCTAAGGCTTTCTTGGTCTTAGAACTCTTTGTATAGTCTGCTACTGCATCTACTGTGAAAGAGAATGTTGAGGGGTCTCCGCTATTAGCCATTGTTAATGTGAAGCTTGATTGAACACGGCCATTAGGGATAGTGATTTGTGATGGGCTATCAACACCATCGCTTTCACGTCTGAATAGTCCTTCAGCTTCGATGTAGAAAGCGTCAGAGAACTTATCTGGAGTGATAGTTAACTGTGTACCAGTTGCCTTAACATAACCATCAACTCTGTACTTCTTATCTTTAGCGATACCAGCAGTAACTGTAATCTTGTTGTTAGTATCAACTGTTGGAGCATTAACTGCTGCTCCTAAGTCTCCGTTATCTTCAACGGCATAAACGAATAAGTCTTCAGCTTGTAACTTAGCAGTAAAGTCTTCTCCGTAATTAGCCTTTAGAGAGTCGGCAACCTTCAATTCATTTGGTGCTTCTGCTACAACATCTAATACTACGTGGTGTAAGTAAGATGCTGTCTCAACGATGTTTGCACCCATTAAGATGCTCATGCTGATTGGAGAAATCAATGCGTCCTCGAATGAGAAAGTCATAGACTTTTCACCAATCCATGTGATTAGCTTAGGATTTCCACGTCCACCTTGGGCATAAACCGAAGTAGAGCTTCCTTCCATAGCAGAAGTCTTAGCACTATCGAAGAAGATGACTGTCTCACCTTTCTTGAAAGTCTTAGAGCCTAGTGTCATTGGTGCCTTTGCTTTAAACGCAATATTGCACACTTCACGTACGCCATATCTCATGTATGTTTGTCCTCCATTTTTATGAATACCAATCTTCTACCTCAATTCCAGAAGCGCCTGCTAGTACCGCAGAGAACCCCTCCTCGTGCGAAACTTTTCTTTGGAATCTCTTTAACTGCTCAAAGAATTGCGGCAAAGTCAAATCGTAGATTTGATTTAACGTAACTCCAAGGCCAGTTGCCAAAGTCGAGATTGAATTGGCCAAAATTGATGCCTGCTCCTCTTGAGAAACGCTTTTCTTTTCTGACCGCTTCTTGCGGGCTTCCAATAACTTCTTCCGAATGCGCATTGCTGCTTCATTCTTCTCGTCAACGAAGATGTCTTCTTCCTCGTCCTTGATAGAAGTGAGCTTTATTATCGTTTCTTTGAACAGGTCGAAATTGGTTGAGTCTATAATGTGGACTTCTTCTCCTTTCTTTAGCACAAATTGCGCCAAATTCTTTTGAGACAGGAGAATCTCGTAGTTTGGGAAGAATAATAGAAGATAATTTCTCAGATTCTCCTCAGTTTTCTTGTCGTTATTAACGAAAGAATATATCCAATCGAAGTTTTTAGTTTTTTCAAGGGTCTCTTGCGAGATGCCCTCTACTGTAGCTAAGGACTTCTTATCAAAATTTATCAATGCTTGCATCTTCCAAAAGACTTCTACTCCAAGATAAACTATATCTCGAAGAGTCGGCGGCCTAAAGTCAAGCCGCAACTCTTCGGAGTAGAATTTATTGCCTGAAAGCTGTGTTAATTTGTCTATCTTTACCACGAGTAGGTAAATTATCCAACTGGATTTCGTAATTTAAACTATAGCCTGCGAACTTTTCGTTTGCGGGCATTAGATTAAGCGTAGCTCCAGTGAAGTTTGCTCTACCAATTCCACAGAAGTCTTGTGATTGAACTAACTTGTGAACTTCGTGAGCTATTTCTAATGGGCGTAATAGAACGTCGCCCTTACTATCTCTTACTTTCCATAGCTTAATAGGACATTGAATATCAACTACTAAGTTTGCGGAAAGGTACTCTGGGTTTGTGAACCCGCCTAAGAAGCCATCATAAGTGAAGACAACGTAGTTCTTCATTTCATCAGAAGCATCTATATATGGAACAAAGTTAATGCGCCCGTCCGCAAACAATTCTGCTTGCTGTTCGGGAGTAATCTCATGTTCCAGCGGAGTATCATCAGTAAAATATAGTAATGAACATAATCGTTTACCGCTTTCCATAATTCTTTTGGTTAATGTTTTAATATCCAGAGCGCTGCTCTGAAAGTCTGTTTTCTTATAAATATCTATATTAGGCATCAACAATCTCCTTTAATATAGCGAAATAACTTTTATTTCTTTCTCGTAAGTTTGTCCATCGTGTACGCAGCTAATAGTAACTACGCCAGTCATAAACTTAAACTTAACATTGCACTCTCTTCCGTCGATGGAAATTACTCCATTTTCTTTAGGAGAGATATCCCATTCTCCATCTAAAGCCTCTTCAATGCCGTTAGTTGTCTTTATCAGTTTGTATTTGTAGGATAGCATTGTTTTCACCGTATCTGCGCCTTGAATACTAATAACTGTTTGGACTTGCGGCGATTGCTTGACAGATATCGAATATTCCAATACTGCCCCTGTGGTGTTGCTAGTTATCTTAATACGGACTGGCTTAATGTCCATAAAGGATACTGTAGTACCACCAGTAAATTCGCAACCCTCGCACTCTATTGTATAGGAGTCTCCTATTGGCAATCCGTTAAGATATGTCTTAGGAGATAGGTCGAGTTGAGTATTCTGCGCCACTTCGGTAATTCCGTCTAATGCGGCAGTAATTTTAGATGCTGGGAGTTCCTTGCCTTCTGGCAAGTCTTCTGTATCTTGTTGACTATTTGATTGGACTTCGTCCAAGAAAATAACAACAATTTTTTCAAACGTAACGCTATCTGTACCAACTACTTTCCACGTCTTGCCCGCAATCTTCAGTCTAGTATAATAGGTTAGAAGTTGCGTTTCTGCATTCGCAGGAAGAATAAGCTGATACTTTGCGTCGATATGGTCTAACATTTGACTTCTCAAGAAAATATCTTCCTTAATAAGTCGCATGAAAGAACCTAGATGAGAATACTTTTTCCCATTCTTGTCTGCCCATGTGATATTACAGTTAGCCCATGTGGCATAGCCTAGGAAATAGTCTTTCTCAGTATGTCTCTGTTGATAGATAAGGTAGTTCTTATTGAGTCTTTTCCAATAGAGAACTTCTCCAACGTCAACCTTGATATCTATAGGAATGGATATTTTCTTATAGTCCAAAGTTTTATCGTTCACAGAATAGGCCGCAGAACTCGTTTGCACGATTGCGGTGAATGCCTTATCTAAATCAGAGTCAAGATATAGAACCTCAGTGTTATAATCTCCATCAAGTCTGCGAGTAAAGGCTCTTCTTTTGAGATTACTTGTAGAGTTGTATTCCGCACGTTTCTTCGCACGGTCTAAAGCGGCACTCACTATTGGGCACCCCTTTTCCAGTCTCTATCTTTATTCACGCCCGCAAGATTGAGATTAGTAATTTCTTGAAGTTTAGTTTCTGTATTTGTAGTTTCGTATTGATAGTTATGATAAGCTTGATTAAGGTCTCTTTGGAGGTCTTCCTTAATCTTGATGATTGCTTCTGCTTGACTCTTAGTGTTCAGTACCTTGGCATCGCTACCTGTGTACTGAAGTTCTGTGAGCTTAACCGTTCTTAACTGACGATTTAGCCACTCTTTCTCCATTAGAAGAGTAAGAATATCAATCGTGCGATAAGACAACTCAGAAGTAAAGCAAATCTCTCCACCAACGTCCTCTTTATCTCGTAAATTCTCATGCGGCATATGGAAACGAGCAATAGCCGTACTCAAGAATGCGGCTAAGTCCGCATAAGTTTCTTCTTTAGACCATGAGATATACATATCATCAGTTATTCTGTCTAAGAATTGGTCATAAATTTCAGAATACTTTGTGTTTCCCATGAGTCCTCCTGTTTAATTATTTTACTGGCTGATATTTACGAACTGGAGTAGCTTCTTCAGCATTTTCTCCATTGAATACTGCGGCCTTGCGACCCATTGGAGCTACAGGTTTATCTTCTTCTTTTGTGAGGAAGTCTTTCTTGTATAGCTCAACTTTCTTCAACATGTCAGTACCAGTTTTTCTTGAGATAAGTTCTAGTTTGTTCATATCAGAAACCTGCTCTGTTACTGCCAAACTTTCGATTAACTCAATAGTACCCTCGTTAGCAAAGTTCAAAGCGTCTTCTAGCTGCTCCAAAGTACCACCTTTTAGGAGAGCCTTAATCTGCTCTGCGCTCATTTTATCTTCGGGTTCTGGTTGAATACCCAACATTTCATAAACAGCGTCATTATCATAAGTTAAGTTATTCTCTAAGATGTATCTGCCACCTGGCGTGGAGATAATGTTCAAGATATTTTCTTCTGTCAAGAATACAATATCACCAGCTTTTGGCCACGTGTGTCTAATTCCTGTTGAAGCTTCTTTAACGGATAGAATTCCGTCATATTTACTTGTTACTGTAATTTTCATAATGTCTCCTTAATAGTTAATAATGGTTGGGAGGGCGGTCAAGCCGCCCTACCAATCAAGGAATTATCTTACTTCAATGAAGTAATTGTAGCAACGCCTAAGTCGTTAGCAGCCATAGCCGCAACACCAAAGCGCTTGTAAGCCTGAATTTCTACAGACCAGTCTTCATTCTTCACATCACGTAACTGTAAGTTGCCCTGTAATGCGATATAGAATAATGGACGGTTGCCAGCCGGGTAGATGTAAGCCTTAGAGTCGTCAACTACCTTAACAGCATTGTTGTTGTCTTTGAATGACTGTGGGAGAACGACAATCTTAGCACCCTTATAGTCTGCTAAGTAGCCAACATGACGGCGAGCTAACTTCTCGCTTTCTGAAGCCCATTGGTATCCTTCTGTGATTTCACGAGCAAATGCTTCTGTACACATGATAACTGGAGCACCATATACAGATACAGTAGCTAATACCTTGTTGAAAGCCTTAGCGTCGAAGTCTGTTGTTTGGCACTTGTTAACTGTTGGTAAGTCTGCTTCCATCTTAGCTAAAGCAGCTAAAACTTCGTCATATACACGGTCTTCCATACCTAAACGGATAATGTCAACCATTTCGTTCCAATCGATACGTCCTGTGCGGAAGTCTTCGATAGAAATCTGAGCACCACCACCGATAGCTAACATGTCAACTGTTAACTTCTTAGGGTTGTCAATGCGGAATACTTCATATACACCAGCAGAAGTTGCCTTAGTAATGAATGCACGTTCACGTAAGTGCTTGTTAGCGTGAACAACATTGAACATTGGTTGGTCAGCTGGTCCGAACTGACGAACTTCAGCGAAGCCCATGAAACTCTTTTCTAATTCTGGTGCTACAACACCATCAACAGATACTTGAATTAAATCAAAGATATCGTGCTTGTTGCGGTCAAAGTTGTTGTAGTCAACGCCGCATAATTTGTTTAATTCTTCACGTAATACGGCATTCATAGCTTCCTTGTCTAAGGAAACTGTTTCCTCTCCGTTCTGGAAAGAGAATGTTAATCCTGGCTGCTTGCGGCTCTTAGTAAGGGCAGTAGCCAATTTCTTTAATTGTTCTAAATTCATTCTAATTGTCCCTCCTAATTAGGCCTCAGCCTTTGTAACTACGAACTTAACGCCAATTTCTCCCGTTGGAAGAACTGCCTTGTCGTCAAGAACTGTAACTTCTGTTGCACCAGTACCTTTTTGCCAGTAACCTAGTGGGCCAGCGATACATACGATACCCTTAGTGCAGTCATCCATAACAGCGTTTGTAATGAATGTGTCGCCTACGTGTAAAGCATATAGGCGAGGATAAACAGGAGCGTCTGCCTTGTTTAACATAACAAAGTCAGAAGCTTGTTGTCTGTTTGGGTCTGGTAAGATAATTTCATTCATTACTAAGCAAGCGCCTGCGCCAGCAGCAGTGTAAGTAACTTTACCAGCCTTTTGGTCATAAGCTAGACCCATTCCGTTTTCGATTGATGCGATAGCAGTGTCTGCTGGTAACTGTCCAAAGACTTCACGAGTCTTTTGGGCTGTTAAACGAGTAGGCTCTACTGAAGCAAAACGGTTCTTTTTAATTGCACCCATTAAATTAGTCCTCCTAATTGTTTTTGTTTATTTTTTACCGCTACTAACCATTCTTCTTCGTTAGTAGTCGTTGCGCCGTATTTCTCATCCTCTAGTGAGTAAGTGATTGCACCTGACTCAACAGGAAGTAAATCGGCAGAAATTCTCATTTGGAAGCTATAAGCCGTTTCCGCATTATCTTCGATTGAAGCTTCTGCTGCGGCATAGCCTTCTTCTGAGAGTCTATCTTCGACACTGGATAGGTAAGAACGCTTATCCTGTGAGATAGAAGATAACAAGTTGTTATACTCTTCTTGTAGTTGTGCGAATTGATTTCTCAAGTCCGCAAGTTCTTGTTCTTTAGAGTCCAGTGTTTCTTGAAGATTGTTATTTACAGGTACTTCTTGTGAGTCTGTCTCAGCAACTTCTTCTTCTGACTCTTCAGTTTCTTCAACTTCCGGTTCCTCAACAGGTTCTTCAGCAACTTCCTCTGCGGCGTTGGCCTCAAAGTCTTCTACTGGTTCTTCTGCTGGTACTTCTTCTGCTTCTTCTACTGGTTCATCAGAAGTTTCTTCTGCTTCTACTTCTTCTTCTGAAGTATCAGAATTTTCTTCTTCGGAAACCTGCTCTCCGCAGTCCTCTACTGTTTCTTCCTCTTCTTCCGTCTCCTCTTCTTGTGTTGAAAGAGCTTCTTGAAGTTCGGCTTTCATTTGCGAAAGGAGTGCGGCAAACTGGGCATGCTCTTCTTCGTTAGAAGAGAACATAGTTTCAAGACCCGCCCCCTCAAAGCAAGGCTCAACATCTTTACCAAGGATGCATAGGCCTAAGAACTCCGCATTTGTAATGCTATAAAGTTCTTTTCCATTGGTGTTAACCCATTCCCCTTCAACTGTTTTAGGGTCTAATTCCATAGACTGATTATTCTCATTATTAGCCAATAAAGCTAACTCTGGGAAGCGCCCAGTCCACAAATAAACCTCGGTTGCAAGGTACTCTCTAGTAACACCATCCTTGTCTAAGTGAGTCTCATAGAATGGGGTTGCGTTCGTTGGAACGAAACCATAAGCAGTTGGTGCAATATATACAGAAGCAGCAGCCCCTGATTTATTGCCCTCTGCGGCCACACTACGATAAACTCCATAGTGGTCAGTAAAGTCGTTCTTAACAGAGTCAAAAGCGCCAACAACTGGCACGCCGCCTAAGCGACTAGCAAGTTTTTCGCCGACCTCTTTTGAAATGTAAGAGCCGTTGCGATTTTCGCCAGTATAAAATACACGTACTTTATACTTACTAATAAGCGGCGAAATCTTTTGTTCAGTAGAGAAGTCGATAGCGCAAAAAACGTTTGTTAATTTCTTTTTGTTATTCATCGTTTCTCCTTATAGACTTTCTCTATTCGCTAGTGTTTTGTCTGATTTTTCATCGTCTGGCAACTCTGGTCTGCCGACTTCGCCAGGAGCGTCTTCTGAAGTTTCCTTCTTCTTGACTTGCGGCGCAGTCTGCTCTTCCTCTTCGACACCAAACAATTCCTTTTCAAATAGAATAGTTGATACAACATCAGCTTGTCTCTGTCCAAGTATAATTGCAGGCATAACTGGAGAGTCACTTTGTGACTGGTAGAGCTTTGATAGCTCATTTCTTGAGAACACGGTCACAAATGGCATCCAAATCTTTAAAGGGGTTGACTTGAGTGCCGAAATAGAGTTGAAGTTCACATCTAATCTATTCTGCAAGAAAACTTGCAAGTTGTCTAATAGCGGAAGCATTAGACTTTCATCGGTAACTATGGACTTAGCCATAGAACCAGCGTTATCAGCGTTGAATAATTTCAACGAAACACCCACACTATCATAAACAGCATTTAAAGCCTTAGCTTGAGGATTGGCCGCAACAGAGTCGCTAGTGTCCTCGTGAATGTCTACTGCTTTTATATCTGCATATGTGGTTAATACATCGACACCGGGGATACCAGATACCATTCCCATGGTGTCTCTATGGAACTGTTGCAACTCTGGCAGGGAGATAATTGGGTCTCCTGCGGAGTTAGTTCCAAACTTTTGGACAATTATCTTAGACATACTGCGCTCTAACTGAGCCATAGTCATATCTTTAACATCGTCCATATCCATTAAGTCCAAAGCGGACGCCAAGAAGTATGGCGCATCGTCCGGACGGAGTGTAAATTTATAAGTATATCTTGGGTCTAGTGTAACCCACCAGAAATCTCTTGCCAACTTAGACTCTTTATATTTCTTATATGCGGCCCGCACTACTGGAGGAAAGACCGCAAGCTTAGAGTCTCTAGTTTCAAAAGTCTCAAATGTCTCAAAATAAGCAACATTGAAGTCAATCAATGGCTGATTGTTAATGCTCTTTACGCAACGGCAATATTGAGCTGGTAGATATTGAATACCAAAGTTGTTATCTTCAACATTCTCTTTGACCGCAATGTAGCATGCTCCTTGTAGAAGCACCTTGCGTGCAATTTCTCGACCAATCTTCTCTGGGTTGACCACTTCCATATAGGACAGCGCTCTCCACCAGGCAGACATAATCTTGTTCTTGCGCTTTGGTGTATCTATGACTTCTCTCATTTGCGGCGTTACTCGCCAAGAGAAAGTTAATAGATTTGAGAAATAGTCAATGATACGAGCATAAATCATATTAGTTGCGTAGAGACTAAAAGAGTAGTCTCTTAAGTTCGCCACATTTACGGAACGAAGTGCGTCATAGACTTCTCCTCTTCCGTAGTTGCGCTTAACTCCTTTCTGTCCAGAGAACTCTCTGATGTATTCAGAGGAGCTCGGCGTAGAAAATGTCGGCGCAGAAGAGGCTTTTTGAAATGGTACATAATTTTGTTTAGCCATTTTTCTCCTCCATATTTTATATAATAATTCTACTATATTTTGCGGAATTTGTCAAGAGCTAAGAACAAATTTTTCGCAATAAATTTTAAAAATTTTTCAAAGAAAAGAGAAAACTTTTTCCTTACTTTTATATTCTACCACTTTTTGCGGAAGTTGTCAAGAGCTAAGACAAGTTTTCTCTAAAAATTTTTACAAAGTTTTTTCAATGATGTAATCATAAGTGAGCAAATCAAAATCCCAATAAGGAATAGTAATCAATTTAATTCCATGGTCTAGGCAATACTGCGCCTTCTGACGGTCATTATACTTCTGACGATGAACTGCACGGCGACCACCGAAGTGGTCCACCGCTCTGTAGTGCTGCTCGCCTTGGAACTCAATAGCGTAATCTATTGAGCCATCGTCGGCAAATATTACGAAGTCCATGCGGAGAGGGCGCCCCGAAGAAGAAATCAAATCGGGGAACTCGTACTCTCTCGCAAAATGAACATGATTATCTTTTAGAATTGCTTCAACTTTACGCTCACCTGAGCTTCCTGCCATACATACCTCCTCGCCACATAGAGCCGTTCTCCATGGCCGCACGTCTTGAGCGGCGCTGGAAATCTTTGTTGAAATTGCGGCCTTGGACACTGTTGCGGTAGTCTTCTCCGCCACCTGCCAAGTTAATCATTGTTAAATCGAACTCTCTACGTTGGGTCTGTTCAATGCGTCTAACATACCATAGCGCATACTCGAATGAGGAGAATTTATCCTTTTTCATACGAGTAGAAATCTTTCTAAGAGTTACCGCAGAAGAGTCTGGTGAAGCTTTACGTAAGTTCATCATTTCTTCTTTAAGGATACGTGTCATTGTGTAAGGACGAAGTATCTCAATGCGGCGTTCAGAAGAGTAGTTCTTCCAGTCTAGTTTTCTCTGCCATTGAGCTTTAGCAAGTTGTTCATCAATTAGGAACTGCACCTTGCCTGCTGCTAATTGTGCGGCGACAAGAACGTGAGCTTCTGTATTGAACGACTCGTTGGCTTTGACTATCCAAATCATTCCACTGTATCTCTCGTTAGGCACTATATAGAACTGCTTGTAGACTTCTGCTTTATCAGAGTTTCTATCTATTCCAAGAGCAGGTAGGACGTCTCCAGAGTCGGTTACAGTGTCTACTGTTAAGAAGTCAACAAGTCCGACACCAAGACCATTTCCGTCGATTACAAGCTTATCTACTTGGAATTGCATTATCATTTGCTTGATGGTGATGGCTTGTTCCTTGAAGTGCATCTTCTCAAAAGCGAATAGATTTACGAGCTTCTTCATGTAGGTGCCGCCTGGCATCGGCTCACAGTAGAGCAGAGAGACTGTTGATTGGTCAGAAGTTCTACCTACGTCATACCCTAAGATAACCTTAGAGTGCGCCGCAACTCTTGGGGGTCTTTCAAACCACGGCTGCGGCAGGGTTCTAGCTCTATCGAACATTGTGCTAGAGAAGTAGCTGTTAGCGTTACCTCCACCCCAGATAGACTCGTATTCACGGTCGAATGTAAGTTCAGAGTAGGAACCGTCTTCTTTAAGACCCTTAACGAAGTCTTTAGGAAGCAAGCCCGCATTAACAGATTGACGATAAGTACCACCAATACAGATAGACTCTTTAGGGCGGATAACCGACCAAATCAAAATCTGACATAAGCGGTCATAGGCATAAGTACCCTTATCTCCTGCGGTTGTGATGTAAACTTGAGACTGGTTAGTGATATCATTAGGGTCTTCTTGTCCACCAGTCGCCTTGCGAGAAATGTTCATCATAGGAATGATAACGTCTTGCAGAACCTTTCCGTCTACCTTAGCAGACTCTTCCACAATGCCGCAAGTTCTACGCTGACCTCTGGCACGTTCACTGGCACCTACTACGTCAAGGACAGAGCCGTTCTTGAAGATAAGGCGTACTTCATCTTTCTGAATTTTAGTAGTTTTGTAACCGACACCTAAGATGAGTTCATCTTGGAGTGCAGGGAAGAACTTCCAGATTTCATCAAGCTTCTCCTGTACGATAGAAGCAGACTGGCTCTTACCCGGAGATACTACGAAGGCCTTAGTTCTAGGATATAGAACGCACTTTACATAGTTGGCCAAGAGGGCTAAGAAAGATTTAGAGTATCCACGAGGGAAAGTACAATAAACGTAGCGGCGGCGCAGCACAGCCCGCAAGAAGATACGCTGATAGAAGTAAAACTTAAAGCCCGTCTCCTTGTCTATCAGCGAGTCTAAGAAGATGTCGGGGTATTCTCGGTAGAACGAGAACACTTTAGTTAGCTCTGGCAGGATGCTGAGGACACGAGCCTCTGTAAGGCCGCTCTTGACCTTGCGGCTGGCATCCTCATCTGCTGATAAGAGCAACTTGGCGGCTAAGTCCTCGGGAGTGTCTGCTACTACAGACTGCTGCTTCTCCTGCGGACTAGCCATTAGTTTCTCGGATAAATTCATTCTTTCTCCTCGAAGAGGTTTGTCTTGCCCCTCTTCTTAGCTACGGTTGCGGCCATGGCAGAGTCACCCAACTCCGCAAAGATGGAGTCAAGCGGCGCATCATCCTCAGCCACAATCATCGGCGCATTGTAGTCAGTAGATTCATCTTCTTCTGCTACTTCTGCGTTGGATAGTTGTTTATCTTGCTCTTCAAGAGCGGCAACTGCTGTAGCTACTCTTGAAGTAATTGTGTCGTCATTATCTACTAGGCGCTTAGTGAAGAGTTCTAGGTCTTTAAGCACGAAGTCTACTTGGTCTTGCGGCTCATCAACTACAAATTTAGGAATAAACTGCTTCGCTTCGCACATCTTAACAAGAAGTCCGATGGCGTTAAGACCAGCTTCTTCTTCTTCTCTCGCTTGAGTAGGCTGGAAGCCGGCTTCCTTAGTAATACGAGAGTACATTTCAGAAGCCTTGCGGGCTATGTCAAAGTCATTGCGCTCAGTCGCTTGGTCGTAACGAAGAGACACGACGCAAAGCTTCTTGAGGTAGTCTTTCTGCGGCGCCGTTCTGATGTCGTAGTCTTGCGTCATTTGGATGTAGAACTTCTCCATATAGACAAGCTCTTCTTCTGTGTAGGCAAGGCCCCACTTAGCTTGTAGGAACTGCAACTCTTCTGCGGTTAGGAACTTAGAGAGAGCGGCGGCGCCACTACCAGCGGCGGGAGCTATGTTCTTAAGGCCGAAGGCAGAAGAGAACTGATTAGGTTTAGAGGCTTCTTTCAGCTTCTCTGTGGATAGGTCGATTGCGGGGGGGTTCCCCTCTTGGGGTTTGTGGCATGG